TAAAAGCGAGGGAAAAAGATAATGAGACTGAAACATAATAAGAAAAGAAACACAGCATTTGTTTATGAAGCACTTGTGAGAGAGTTAACTGAATCTGTTGTAAAAAACAACAAGAATAAACAAAACAAAATTGTTTCTATTATAAAGGATCACTTTTCAGGACAGTCTGTCTTAAAAAGAGAACTGGATCTTTATAGGTCGATTTACGAAACTAGAGATATAGAAAAGACCACCGCAGAGAAGATAGTACTACAAGTTAAAGAGGAGCATGATTCTCTTGATAAAAAGAGACTCTTTCAAGAACAGAGCGCTCTCATAAATAAAATAAACAGAACACTTTCAAACAAGGTGTACAATAACTTTGTTCCAAACTATAAAACCATAGCATCCGTTTATTCTATCTTTCAAGATGCTCTTCCTGTAAAGGATAGGGTTCTATTAGAAGAAAACATAATAGATCAGATGTCCGCATCGGTAATCGTAGAGCAGGAATCTCAACAGCCGATTGACTCTCTGGTTTATGGATCATTTGCATTAAACTTTAATGAAGAGTATTCAAATAAATTGAACGAAAGCCAAAAAAAGCTTCTCAATAATTATATTTCTTCTTTCGTTGATAACGGTCTTGAGTTGAAAGTATATCTTAATGAGGAAGTTGGATCCCTTAAAGAGAGACTCATTAAGGTGAAGAACAGCAAGCAAATATCAGAAGACACTTCTCTTAAAGAAAAGATAGAAAAAGTTTATAATGTCTTAGACAAGACAAAAGAAAAACAGATAGACACAGAGACGTTGGAGATAGTTTTAAACACACAACAACTTTTGGAAGAGATAGAAGAAAATGACAGTTAACGTTGAAATACAATTAGACCCTAGAATAGATCTAAAGGCCCGCCGGACATTGGATGGTAACATTCTCATTTTGGACCACGAGGATATTGATATAGTCTTGATGACAGAGAAGTCAAAGTGTATAACTTTTCCAAAAGGATCCATGTCTGATAAGGTTTATGCTACACAAGACAGAATGTTTCAGTTCTTAGCAAGAAAGGGGCTTGTAAACAGATCCTCTGTTAAGGGTGGAAACGTTTTTGGATCCATGGAAGCAGAATTTTTGGAGTCAAAGATACCAGGTATTGACCGCTCCCAAGCATTTTTGTATTCTATTCATGAATATATCAAGGATGAGAAACCATACTTTAAGACAGCAGAAGAGTATGATGATGAGAGACTCGACGCGATGCTGCGACCACCACCTGAAGATTCTACAGAGCTTGGGGATGTACCACAGAAAGCAAGTAAGGGTTCTCACTCTCCATCAGTAAGGCCATACGGTTTTATGTACAATTACTCCCTCGTTAGAGAAGGGAATGAAAGTGAGGATTCGTGACTTTTATCTGGTTTTGTCTAGTTTCGTATGGGCTAACACAAATACTCGTTTACGGAAAAATCCTAGACCCAATCCGCCCAAAGACCGGAAAGTTAGGGCAATTGCTTGAATGCCCTATGTGTACTGGCTTTTGGGCCGGCTTATTTTTATGGTCTATAAGGGGCTACACTCAACTATTTACTTTTGATAATTCTTTTATCACTGGACTGTTACTAGGGTTTGCCGGTTCTGCGGCTGCATATATAGGGAACATGATCTTTGGTGACGATGGAATAAAGGTTGAGCATCTTGTAAAGGAGAAAAGATGAGAGATTTAATTACAATAAACAGAATGATTAGACCAGTCCGGCGCTGTAAAGCCGGCTGCTAGCTGATGCGGGTGACCCCCGCTGTGAGGATAGATATGAAACTTATTAGAGAATATTACGAATTATGCGAAGGAGGTGTATGCCAAGATCTGCTAACGGAAGCTGACAAAAAATTTGTTGCAGAAGGAGGGTGTATGCTATCAGGTGTCATGCAAATGGCAGAGACTCAAAACGGAAACGGCAGAGTATACCCTCAAGCCATATTGGAAAGAGAGGTTGCCAACTACGCAAAAATGGTGAAGGAAAGACGAGCACTCGGGGAATTAGATCACCCAGAAAGTTCTGTAGTAAATCTGGCAAACGCCTCTCATATGGTTACCAAGATATGGATGGAAGGCAAGGTATGTAAAGGTACGATTAGGGTACTGCCGACACCATCCGGAAAGATTCTCGAAGGCCTTGTTAACGCTGGTTGCTCTCTGGGTATATCTTCTCGCGGCATGGGCTCTGTAACAGAGAGAAATGGTGTAACAATGGTGGAAGATGATTTTCAACTTCTTTGTTTCGATATGGTATCGGACCCCTCAACACCAGGAGCATTTATGTTGAAGGAAGCAAAAGAGGTTACAAACATCTTTACAAAAGAAGATAAAATAAACAGAGCATTGAATAACTTTTTATATAAGTTTGGAGAAAAATGAAAAAGTCAGAATTAAAAAATATTATAAAAGAATGTGTCAAGGAAGTATTATTTGAAGAAGGTGTACTTTCAAATCTTGTAGCTGAAGTTGCTTTTGGTATAGCGAAAGCCCAAAACACCTTGGTTGAAGCAAACACGACACAACAAGAGTCTAAGAAAACAAAAAATGACAAGGCCATGATAGCAGAGATGCAGGAAGCGGAAAGAAAAAGACTTTTGGAAACAAAAAGAAAGATGCTTGATGCAATCGGCAATTCAAAGATGGGTGGAATCTTCGAAGGTACAGCTCCTTTAAAGGATGGTGGCTCACCAGGAAGTGCTTCGGCTCATTCACCCATGGCAGGAAGAGACCCTGGAGATGCTGGTATAGACATCAGCGGTTTGTTTAGTGTAGCAGGACAAAAATGGAACGCTCTAAAGTAAAGGAGATACGATGAGTAGAGGAAAACCATGTCACGTTGAAATCGTGATACACGATCAGAGTCAAGTGGAGAGGATGATCAAGAAGTTTACAAGAAAATGCAAGAAAAAAGGCCTTTTCGATGAGTTAAAAAATAGGAGATACTTTAAAAAGAAGTCTCAAAAGATGAAAGAAAAACGGGAAAATAAAAAGCGGTTGTCCCAGAAATCAACCCAAAAATATAAAGACAAGTTTAATAAATTTGATTAGGAGAATATAAAATGTCACAATTTAAGCACACCAGCTGGGGCAGAACGAGAAGGCCAAAGACACTCAGTACCAAAAGCCACGGAAGCACCCCAGGAGGCACACTAGAAACAGCAAGAGCTGTGGCGGTATCTGCTGTTGATAATCTATCAGCCACCGTAGCTTCTACTACGGAGGGTCAAAATGGCTACGCCACAGAAAACCAAAGATTCTTACATGTCACAGTTTCAGCAGCGCGAAATAAGAGCGTGAAAATCTACGTGTATAATTATGCTATTGGAGTTTGGGCCCCCCTAATGGTAAATGACGGAGACGGTACTTTTTCTCAAGCAACTGCCTCCACCGTCGATGACGAAACAGCAAACCTTCAGCCTCAAACGTTTATATTTGAAATAGCTGGAGCCGACCGCGTTGCTTTTGTTAGTGACGACGCACTAACAGTTCATGCTGCCTGTACCACCTTCTAGAGCCTCAAAAATTTTTCCTTCCCTTTAGAGGCTCCTAATACTATTTACTTAGAGGCAAATCCGTTTGTCTATTTTATACGTATAAATTGTTAGGAGTCAAAAATAATGTCAAATCTACTCGAAAGAGCCATCATCGATGCAAAAGCACTGAAAGAAGCAGCTCTCAAGAACGCTGAGCAGCTTGTAATAGAAAAGTATTCAGATGAAGTAAGAACTGCAGTTGATCAACTGCTAGAAACAAACGAAAATCAACTACTTGAACAAGAAGATGAAGCCATGGCTGATCTGTTCGGTGATGAATCCGCACCAGAGCCAGCACCAGAAGAAAATCTAGATCAAGCAGAAATTTCTCCTGATGATATAGAGGCAGAGTTGCCGGATGCTTTTATGGCAGATGATGACGAAGTAATTCAAATTAAACTTGACTCCCTTGATGATGAAATAGAAGATGATGAAGTTGGCGTATTTGGTGGAGACGACAATCTTGACGATGATGAGATTGGTATCGACATCACAGACGAGGAGCCAGAATTAGAAGCCGATATGGATGCAGACGTTGCAGGTGATATCGGTATAGATATAACGGGCGACACGGCCGTTTCGGCCGCCGCACTTGAAGAGATAATTGCAGACGCTTTACAAGAAGTGCTCACAGAAGAAGATATCGAAAAAGAAGTTGATGAAGGTCAGTATAACAAACGCGAAGACAAGAAGAAACTCGAAGAGGAAGAAGAACTCGAAGAAGACTTAGATGTAGAAATTGATCTTGATGAACTTATGGAAAGAGTCCGAGTCGAAGGAACGCCGCAAAAGTCAGGCTGGGCCGGAACACCAGAATCTATTATGCAAGAATACGAATCAATGCTGCTTGCCAGAGAGCAAGACAGCGAAGTAAAAGAAGAGAACGAAGAACTAAGAAAGACAGTTGCTTCTCTTCAGAAGGAAAACAGAACACTATCTTCTGCGGCAACAAAGTTGCAGAAGCAAAACAAGAAATTTAATACAGCATTTAGATCTTTGCAAGAAAAGTTAGAAACGATGAATGTTTCAAACGCAAAGTTGCTGTATATAAACCAGGCTCTAGAAAATGCCTCCTTGAATGAGCGACAAAAAAGAAAACTTGTCGAAGCCATTTCGAAAGCCGGAACTGTACAAGAAGCAAAGATTGTATTTGAAACACTCAATGAAACGATCACAACCAACTCAGACGTGAAGAAGGATGTGACACTTAATGAGGTTGTATCGAGGAAGTCTTCACTACTTGTCGCGGCTCGAAAAGAGCAAAAAACACAGGATGCCAATCCTTTATTCAATAGAATGCAAAAATTGGCAGGAATAAAGACAAATTAATTCTAATAATATTACAGAAAAGGAGGTGAATTTATAATGTCTATTTTACAAAAATTAACAGAAGGCGTACAAAGCCGCGATTTAAACGCGGAAGGTGCAGCTCTTCTTAACAAGTGGGAAGCTACTGGCTTGCTTGAGGGTCTCAATGATGGCCAGAACAAGCAGAGCATGGCTGTGCTTCTCGAAAACCAGGCTAAGGAACTTCTTCGTGAAGCTTCTTCTATGGCTGCTGGCGATGTCGAAGGCTTCGCTGCAGTTGCATTCCCAATCGTTCGTCGTGTATTCGGTGGACTTATAGCAAATGATCTCGTATCGGTTCAGCCAATGAGCTTGCCATCCGGTCTCATTTTCTTTCTTGATTTTACACACGCTTCAGATCCAGCATCTGAGTTGGGTGCACGATCTGGTGAGTCTGTTTACGGCGGTAACGTTGTAGGTAGCGAGATCACAGGTGGTGTTAATCTTGACCTTGCAGCAGACAACGTCGCTCGCCAGTCACCTGGTGGCTTCTATGACTTCGGTAACGCAGCAAGCCACGCAACTGGTTCTGCTACTTTGACCCTTGAGGCTCCAGCTACATCTACAGGCTTTACTGCGGATGTAAAGGTTCAGGTTAGCGCTCTTACAGAAACACAGAAGAAGGCTCTTGATTTCGACCCTGACATCTTGGCTCTTACGGATGCATATGTACAGGTTGTTAGATCTGATGCAGCGCATACGGATGCAGGCCAGATGCCAGATTTGAACACTGACCACCTTGGCGCCATCGGCGTAACCGGTTCAGTATTACACCGTAGCGGCGACGACGCAGCAGAGATCGAGGACTTGACATTGGTCCGCAGATTGACAAAGATCGACTCCGCAAGCAAGCTTCAGGTTGTCATGATCTCAGCAGACAACTCTGTAGACACTAACATTATCGGTGAAACAGTTGATGTTAAGTACCCAAGACAAGACAACTTCCGAGCAGGAAGTGGTCTAGGTTCTGTTGTTGGTGGAGACACCTGGGGACTTGAAGGTGCAGCAAATAATGCAGCCGGCACGCAATTTGACGGTGTGGCTCGTGGTCGCATCGCAGAGATCGACATCAAGGTCGACTCAATCGCTGTAACAGCGCAGACAAAGAAGTTGAAGGCTAAGTGGACCCCTGAGTTGGGCCAAGACCTTAACGCATACCACAACTTGGATGCAGAGGTTGAGCTTACCGGTATTCTTTCTGAGCAGATTGCTCTTGAAATTGACCGTGAACTTCTTCAGGACCTTGTTAGAGGTGCTACAGCCGGTACACGTTACTGGTCACGCGCTCCAGGTCTATTCGTTGATTCCAGCGGCAATGAGCTTGGTGCAACATCAGCATCACCTGATTTCACAGGTACAGTTAGCGAGTGGTACGAGACACTTATTGAAACAATCAATGACGTAAGTGCTCAGATCCACAGAAAGACACTTCGTGGTGGCGCAAACTTTGTTGTTTGCTCTCCAGAGGTTGCTAACATCCTTGAGTTCACAAGCGGTTTCCGTGCAAACGTAACTGCTGACCAGGACAGAGGCACCATCGGTGCTATCAAGGCTGGTTCTTTGAGTAAGAAGTTCGACGTTTACGTTGATCCTTACTTTATCCGCAACGTACTTCTTGTAGGTCGTAAGGGTAGCTCGTTCCTTGAGAGCGGCTTCGTATACGCCCCATATGTACCGTTGCAGGTAACACCTACCATTTTCGGTACGGAAGACTTCGTACCACGTAAGGGTGTCATGACCCGTTACGCTAAGAAGATGGTACGACCTGATATGTACGGTCTTGTTGTTGTTCGTGGCCTTCTTGGCGAGGCAGGCGCTAGCTAATAGCTAACCGCAACACGCAATAGCGAAAGAATTAAGCC